CAACATCAGGAAAGATGCCTACCTTAAGATTTCAAGCAGATCCTCATAGGTTATTATCATGTTCGAAACTCGACCAATCATTAAGCTCGGATACTAGTGGAGGCCCAACGAATGAATGTTATTTTATTTGTGGTGTAACCGGCATGCCCGGGTTTAATCCGGATAACATGGCGTTTCATTTCATGATTACGTATAACGTTACGTTCTTTGACTTATTGAAGAACCAAACTCAAAACTAGGGCCGCCCGCAGGGCAAGGGCCAGGGTTAGAGAGCTTGCGAACTAACCCTGGTGTAAAGAACAATTTACATAAGACATACTAGGGTAGGGTATAGGGTATATATTAAAAATTAAATTTGAGTAATATACACATTCCCGTTTAGTGCATTTAAGAATTCTTTGTAATCTGTAAATATTAAAGAACATCCCATTCGCGGCATATAAATCCAAGTATTAACCCGTCGTACAAACGCGTCGAAGTAAGTGTTTTTGTACCACAAAGAAGGTTCGGTGTTGGAAGTAAACACGATTCTTTTAGAAGCAAACTGAATTTGACCACCTTTAGTTTCAACGAGCAATGGATACCTGTCGCATAATCGTAGAAGAACATCCCATTGTAGCCAACCGTAGAACTCGTCAAGACACACCACATCCTGATGTGCGTAATTATCCCACCACTTCCCCCGTTGCTTCCAGTAGCAATTTGGAAACGTGTCATTGCAGAACTTGCTTTTGCCTGTACCCGTTGGTCCATATATCACCGTCACTTCCATTTCCCAATTACGAGGAGCTACACACATCAGACGATACGCAGACAACGCTCTGTGGGATCTGCACCAGGTGTCGAAATCGTAGTCCGCGATCTCCTTCTCAGTGTATCCTTGATCGATTAAAATCTTTAGCTGAGTCAGTTTCGAGACTTTTTCTTTGGTTAACTTGCCGAGAAAATCTTTCAGAAGCTGAGACTTATCGACCCCGTACGATACGAAACCGAATCCCTCCAAAGCTTCGAGAGTTACGTCGAATCCGAAAGCAGGCTCACCGTTTGCATCCAGAAAATCCTTACAGCAATATTTGATAGCTTCAGACTGAGTACCCTTCCTAATTTCATAGTGGCCACGGCCATTCCAGTTGCGCAGATGAGACAAGGCCACGCTAGTATTAAACTCTGCATAACCTTGGTAATGTGGAGTCCCACTTGAGCCAATTTCCCTATTGGCTATTAACATTTTAAGATTAGATGGTAAATCAAAATTTTCATCTGGGTTATTAATAGTAAAACACCAATTTCTTGATTTAGCCATGTTTATGATTGACTGGTCAAAATGAAAAATGACCAAAGGCTGGGGCACAGTATTACCCCCAGCCCATGATCTGATCCATAACCCCATGGGCTTATAGGTGAAGGTTATACACTAAATCTCGCATTACGCAATTTTACGTAAAACCAAAAGATGGGTAAGTATATACGTAAATCAACGCAACGCAAGAAGTCTCGACCACGTCGTACACATAAGTTTAGCACTAAACGGAGGATGTTTAGACGGCCACGATTTCGTGTAAGTCGTTTTAGAGCACCGTTGGGCAACTTTCCGAACACGAAGACAGTTGCATTAAGATATGTCGATTCGTTCAATCTCAATGGATCCAGTGGATCCAGTGCTGTTCAAGTGTTTCGTGCAAACAACATATTTGACCCTGATTATAGTGGCCTTGGTCATCAGCCTATGTATCGCGACAACTATGCAGCTTTATATAGCAAATATCGAGTCAATTACGCTACGATTACGATGGTAGCTTTATCCACAAATGCTGTGAATACGGCATTTAGTAATCAAGTGGACGGTACAACGGTCACGGATACTCAATTTTACGCAGTAAATGAGCGAGCATGTCGAATGTTTATAATTCGTGATAAAAGTCCAACGGATTATAATTCCAACCTAGACACGTTAACTGAAGAAGGAAACACCAATATGGTTTGGAGATATTGTCCCCAAACAACATCAGGAAAGATGCCTACCTTAAGATTTCAAGCAGATCCTCATAGGTTATTATCATGTTCGAAACTCGACCAATCATTAAGCTCGGATACTAGTGGAGGCCCAACGAATGAATGTTA